CTGAGGCTCCGTCTGCCCCCGTTAATTTACTTCTGACCGATGCTGACACAGCAGGAGATAACGCTGGTACAGGTGGTGACTTCACAGTGAGTGGGGTACTGGATACAGCAGAACGTGGGCCTAATCAATATAACTGTAGTGCTAGTGAGTTTGATGGTTCCGCTTACCTATACAACACATCACCGTCTAACACGCCGTCAAGTTGTCAAACCATTACAATTTCTTACATGTTAACTGGTAGAACAAGCGGTTTTGTGTATGACTTTAACAACGGTTCTAATTGGATGCTTTATGCAGAACACCCATATCAGATTAAAGGCCAAAAATCTAACGGTGGTTGGTTATGGAATGTCGATGCTTCATGGTACTTGTCTGCGGATAAAAGCTACCATGTAACATATTCTCTTGATTTGTCTGATAGCTCAAAGCGACACATTATAGTCAATGGTGTCGATGTAACCGACGATGTTACATGGCATAACTATGATGACGATAATATTCCGTTTGCCGATTACTCCAATCTAAGAATAGGCAATAGGAGGAGCGGAACTGGGGCGCTGAACGATGGAGCAGGATTAGGCGAGCTCTACATCGACGCTGCGTATTATGACCTAGCATCAGATAATCCATTCTGGGACTCAGACGCTAACCGTCCTAAACCAGTGGCTCAAGTCATTGATGAAACAGGTACAACCCCTTGGATGGCTTTACCGCTACGAGCTGATGACGCTGGTAATAACTTAGGTGACGGAGGTGACTTCACTGTCAGCGGCACATTAACAGGCGCTAGAGGCGGCAGTGAGTTTCAGAAAGCAGGAAGTGTAAACACAAACAACAGCACTAGTAACTACTTAACAAGAGGGGCAGTATCAGCCTCCGACACTGATAAGATGACACTTGTTTGTTCTGTTTATCCAGATTCAACAGCGAATAATGATCTTATTTTTCAGTGGGCAGGGTATAGTGCGCTGTATACGAATAACACTTCAGGAACGCTTGCTTTTAACTTCCGAGGATACTCAGCCACAGCACTTACAAACGCATTAAATATTGATGAGTGGAATACTATCATGATTAGCGTTGATTGTTCAACAAGCAGCGCAAATGTGTTTATTAATGGCGTTGAGAAAACAATGAGCAGTGAGTGGTTTGGTTCAGATTTTGGGTGGGATTCAAGCACGTATAACATCATAGGGAAAAGTTGGGACGGTTACATTGGTCAAATGTATGTGGACAGTTCATACATAGACTTTTCACAAGAGACTAATCGACACCTGTTTATTGATCAACTAGGTTATTGGAAAGATGTTGCAAAAGCGATTGAGGCTGGCGACATAGATGACCCACTAATCTTTTTACAATTTAATGATTGGGATGATATGGGCGCTAATTCTGGTACAGGCGGTGATTTCACAATCAACGGAAGTTTTGATTTTGGCCCTGTTGTTGGTACATAGCAAACGAGGTACATACAATGCTATTAGTAAAAGTAAGTAACAATGAGGTAGAAAAATACCCGTATTCGGTAGGACTTCTACGAAAAGAAAACCCGAACACCAGTTTCCCTAAGAAGCCTAGTGTATCGGATATGGCAGCATTTAACGTGCATCCTGTAACAGAAGTAACGCCTACACTAAGTGATGATCAGAAGCTCGTCAAAACGTGGACACCCACTCTAGCAGATGGCGAATGGGTTCTTGCACACCAAGCAGTAGACTTAACAGAAGATGAAATCGACGATGCCGTTGCGCGTGTAGCCGCAGAAGTTCGTACAGAGCGTAACCAACGCTTATCTGCAACTGACTTCTATGCATTGACTGATGTGACTTTATCAGCAGCAATGACAGCCTACCGTCAAGCTTTGCGGAATATACCAGAGCAAGACGACTTCCCTAGCGATATTAGCTGGCCTGAAAAGCCAGAGTAATTGATTACTAATTTTATCAGGTAAGGGAGATACCATGTCTGAACAGAGATTTGATCGTATTGAAAAAACGCTAGACAAACTGACCGCCAAAATAGATACGATTAGCGAAGTGATTATTGCCTTGGCGCGGATAGAAGAAAAACATGTTGCAGTTAAACATCGTCTTGATAGCCATGAGCAACGCTTGAATAAACATTCTGAAGAGATTGATGTTATTCAAGTAGATCAAGCAGGAAGTCAAGTGAAGACGAATACGAATGAATGGTTTGTACGCATGTCTATTGCAGCTTTAGTTGGACTGATTGTTTATTTACTTAGAGGAGTATAGAAATGTTTGGCCTACCTGTTGAGGTTATCACGCTACTACTAAGCACTGTCGGAGGCGCTGTGATGAAGATGTGGTCACAGTCACAGCAGGATAAGGCCGAGCAGCAAAAAGCTCTCATGCAGCAATTTACGGCTTCTGAGGATAGTGTTCAGAATGCACGAGAATATAATAACCCTAGTGCAGCATGGATAAGACGCTTCATTGTTATCTCGTTTGTAAGCATGGCAGGATTTATACTAACTGCTCCTTTGTGGGGCTACTCAACTGTTATTCCTGTGGATGTAACTGAGGGTTTTAAATTCTTATTCTTAGATTTTACAAAAACAGTTACTCAACATATAGAGCTTACTGGTATGGTCACACCAACTTGGTTGCCTCATTCCATTAACGCAATCATAGGTTTTTATTTTGGTCAAGCAATGACACAAAGACGATAAGGAATTATAATGGCTACTCAACAAGAGCTGTTAACGCAGCTATACTTACAAGAGTTAGGGCGTGAAGCAGATAAAATAGATGAAGGTGGATTTAACTGGTACTTAGATCAGTTGGATACTGGCGGCAAGACAATGGCACAGATTGCTGCTGACTTCAATGCTTCTGAAGAGGGCATGGGTTTTGATGCTGCTGGTATGTTATCTGATGGTGCTGCTGACATTGCGGTACAAGATATATATACACAAGAACTAGGACGTACTGGTGATGCAGGAGGCTTAGACTTCTACTCTGATCTTCTGAGTACGGGTGATCGTGCCTTAGATCAGATCATTGCTGAAATCAATCTATCTGAAGAGGGTCGCATTGTTGATCCAACAGAAGTTATTGGAGAGAATTTAGTATACTTTGATCCTACAATGAGTGAGGATTATCTTCGTAATGCCTATGCTACAGAGCTTGGTAGAGAAGCTGACGATGGTGGTTTAGCTCACTACCTGAATTTACTGAATGATGATAGGCACACAGTAGCTACTATTCTTCAAGACATTAGCCGTAGTGAAGAGGGTCTCACCGCTGATCCAGCAAACTTAGTTTTTAATAAAGTATTGGAACAAACAATTGCTGAAGACAGTGGCTTGTTTAAACCTTTCAACGATATATACACAGATACTCAGTCCTTTGCTGATCGTACTGCATCTTTTGTAGAAGAGGGTGCATTACGTGATGAGGCCGCAGTCGCACTTGCCGAGGGTGACACTGTTCTTGCTGATACTTTAATCGGACAAGCAGATGATGTTAATAATACTCGCGGTGTAACTCCGTGGACTGCCGATGGAACTGACACTATTGTGACAGATGATGGTGGAACATTCCGCACAGGCACATATGGGTTTGATGAAGTACAAGCAGATAATGTGTCAGGTCTTGGTCAACTGATGACAGTGATTGGACAAAAAGCTAAAGAGGCTGGTACTACTATTCCTGATATAATTGGCACTACAGCTCGTGATCAGTTTAATAACTCATTCAACTACGGTGTGCAGGGTAAACGTCCTGACGAATCCTTAACACAGTATTACAATCGTCTAGGTTCACACCGTCAAGGTGGTATCTTAGGTCAAGGCTTACTCTCTGCTGATCCCACCATAGGCTCTGAAGCATGGGAGAACCAACAGACAGCAGACCTTATCAGTGAAGTTGTGTCCATGTTCCCTGATCAGACTACAGGTATTGTGAACACAGATTCATCTACAGCTCCTGTTAATACATCAATCAAACAGGCTACTTCTTCTGATCTTACTGGAGGAGATAACTTCATAGGTGCTGATGGTAAAGTATACACTGTAGGTTATGGTGAGGGAAAGGTTGATCACAACCTAGCCAATGCAGTCAAGGCTAAGGAAGTAGATTTTGTAACAGCATGGCTTCAAAACACCTTTGGTAATGGAGTAGATAATACAGGTCAGAAAGTTGTCACAGGTCAGCCTAATGTATACCTTGATGGTATGGAGAAAGACAACATGTTCAATAACACTAACACCTTTAGCAACACCAATAGTAGTAATACAAGTGATGGTTACCATTGGCCTATTGGTGAGACAGAATCCACTACTAAAACTTACCCATATGTTGATGGTACTGTTTCTTATACTAGTCCAACGGAAGATGCTGCTAAAAAAGATTGGATAGTTGGTTAAATAACTACAGAAAACTCTTGACTTTTGATTAGAAATATGTTACCCTATTTCTATATAGAAGGATAAAATACATGACATATTTAGATTTAGTAAATAATGTTCTTAAACGCTTACGCGAAAGAACAGTAGCAACTGTTGAAGCTAATACTTATTCTACTCTTATAGGTATTCTTTTAAATGATGCTAAAAAAGAAGTAGAGGATAGTTGGGATTGGTCGGCTCTACGAACCACACTAACAGCAACCACTGAAGAGAATACTTTTAGTTACGTTTTAACAGGGGCTGGTAATCGTCCTACTTTATTAAATGTTATTAACGACACAGATAACTTTTTATTAAAGTATAAAGACCCTAAGTGGTTTGACCAACAGTTCTTAATGACGGATACCGTAGAAAAAGGTTCTCCATGTTATTATACTTTTAATGGGCAGGATTCTAATGGAGATACAATCATTGAATTATTCCCTAAACCTGATGGTATTTATAATATTAGGTTTAATTTGGTACTACGAACTTCTGAGTTAGAAGAAGATAGTGATGAGTTGTTTGTCCCTACTCACCCAGTAGCTCAATTAACATATGCTAAAGCTGTTGAAGAACGTGGTGAAGATGGGGGAGTTTCTTCCTCAAGTGCCTATGCAACAGCGCAGCGTTCATTGTCTGATAGTATTGCTATGGATGCACAGAAACATGAAGAAGAATTAATCTGGCAGGAAGTCTAATGGCTAAACAACTTGAATCTGCAAGCGTAGCAGCCCCAGGATTTTTTGGGTTAAACACTCAGGAAAGCTCTGTGACACTGGCTGCTGGCTTTGCGTTACAGGCAGATAATTGTATCATTGACCAATATGGACGCTTAGGTAGCCGTAAGGGATGGACTTATGTTACTACTAGTGGAGGCACATCCTCTGCGCTAGTAGGTGGTCACGAATTTAGAGATATAGACGGTGATGCTACAGTAGTGTCGTGGAGTAATACAACTTTTTATAAAGGAACCAGCACATTAGCTGCTGCTACAGACAATAGTACATCATTTACTGTTGGTAATTTTGATAGTGCTACATTAAATGATAAGGCATTCTTCTTTCAACGTGGACAGGAACCTCGTTACTATGACCCTGTAGGAGACACTATAGAGGACTTGACTACCGCTGGTAACACAGTAGCTCCTCCTTTAGCAAATACAGGTGTTAGTGCTTATGGACGCTTATGGATAGCTGATACTTCTACATCTAAGACTACTGTCTACTGGTCTGACTTATTAGATGGTACAGATTTCGATAGTGGTAGTGCTGGTAGTATTGATATATCATCTATCCTTGTACAAGGTAATGATGAAATCGTTGCTTTAGGTGCACACACAGGTCGGTTGTTTGTCTTCTGTAAAAATAATATTATTATCTTTGGAGACACAGACGGAGACAAAGTATTAAATCCTGTTAATATGCAACTAGTAGAAGTCATTAAAGGAGTTGGTTGTGTAGCGCGTGACAGCCTACAGAATACAGGTAACGATATTATCTTCTTGTCTGAGACAGGCATCATGTCATTAGGCCGATTGATTCAAGAGAAGAGTCAGCCAATGCGTGACATATCTAAGAATGTACGTGATGATATTATCTCTATCCTGACACAGAGTAGCCCATCTGAAGTGCGCTCTCTTTATAATCCGACTGAGGCTGTTTATTTATTATTATTTCCTACGTTCTCTCAGGCATACTGTGTAGATATGAGAGGGCCATTAGAGGATGGTAGTAGCCGTATCACAACATGGAATAATCAAACACATACAAACATGCTGACGGTAGATAATAAGATATACTTTACGCAGACAGACGGTTTAGCTCAGTATAACGGGTATTCGGATAATACTTCACCTTATGTTATGCGTTACTTTACTAACTACTTCGACTTCGGGGACAGTACACGTACTAAGATACTGAAGCGTATTAATACAACAGTGATCGGAGGCAGTAATCAAGCCTTTGTTCTTAAAGCTGGTTATGATTATTCTGATAGTTACTTATCTTATCCTGCTGTGCTTGATAATTTAACAAACTATGAGTATGGAGTTGCTGAATATAACATTGCTGAATATTCCATAGGTACGTTAGTAGATCAAGTACGTGCTTCAATGGGTGGTGATGGTAATGTTATTCAAGTAGGCGTAGAGTCTACAATTAACGGTGCGCCTTTGTCGATTCAGAGGCTAGATATTTACGTGAAACAAGGCAGGATATTGTAATGACTAACTACGTTAAACTGACGGACTTTGCTGCTAAAGATGCATTAGCTAGCGGCAACCCCTCAAAGATTGTTAAGGGTACTGAGATTGATGACGAGTTTTCTGAAGTCGCTACACATCTTGCTACTAAAGTAAATAAAGTATCAGGTGCTTTAACGGGTACACCAACGGCCCCTAATGCATCTGCTGGTTCTAGTACCACACAGATTGCAACATGCTCCTTTGTTCAAGGAGAGCTTGATACTTTACTACCAGTAGGTTTTATTCAGTTAGCTGCATTTGCTACGCCTCCTAGTGGTTACTTACTAGCTGACGGTAGTGAAGTTAGTCGTGCTGGTTATGCAGCTTTATTCGCTGCTATTGGCACAGTGTTTGGGGTGGGGGATGGTTCTACTACATTTGATCTTCCTGCTCCTACTGCTCCTACTAACATGTACTACTTCATTAAACATTAAGGAGAAGATGATGGACCCGCTTACTGCAATATTCGGACTATTTGGTCAACATCAGTCCAGCCAAGGAAATAAGGATGCTGCTACAGCACAGATTGAAGCAGCACAGATTGCTGCTGACGCAGCTAAGTTTAGACCATACGGTGTAAGTACAGGTTTTGGTACATCATGGTTTGACCCTATTTCTCAGAAAGCTGGTTATCAATTAGACCCTGCTTTAGCTGCTTATCGTGATCAGATGATGCAAGGTGGCGCACAGGTACTAGACGGTATTGAGCTAGACCCTACCAAGGCTTCTGCGAACTACTATAACCAACAGCAAGCCCTGCTTAAACCCTCTCGCGCACAATCACGTAATGAACTACAGCAAGGACTGTTTGGTCAAGGCCGTTTAGGTATGCGTCTTGCTGGTGAATCCGCTGGTGCTGGTGCTGGTGGCATGTATCAACCTGATGTATTAGGTTATAACAAAGCCCAAGCATTAGCTGATCAACAACTAGCTGCTCAGTCCCGCCAAAGAGCAATGAATGAAATTGATTCCTCGTTGTCTCGTTCTGGTGGTATGTTCCAGACAGCCTTTGGTACTGAACAGATGGGTATGCAGCCTATGCAAACAGGCATTGAACTAGGTGGACGCACAGCTACTGCTGGTGCTCACCAAGGGAACGCCTTACTTAGAGGCAGTCAGAATGCTATAGACAGTCGATTAAAAGCATCACAAGGCTGGGCTGATTATGTCTCTGGTCTTGGTATGGAAAAGTATAACGGGTAAGGAGAAGATAATGTCGGTTTTAGATGGTTTGTTTACAACTCCTGAAGATGTTCGAAAAAAGCAGCAGCAGGCTATTAAGGCTATGATGCTAACAAACCCCAGCATGGCTCGCGGAATGATGACTGCTAGAGGCGCAGCTGGTATGATGGGTTTAAAGACAGATGAAGAAAGAGAGGCGATGAAGCTACAGGAGCTGTTGAAGAGTACAAGCATGCAAGATCCTCAATCCCTGTTAGCCTTAGCTAAGAGATTAAACGAGAGAGGAAACACTCGGCAAGCCATAGCTATTGCAGATCGTGCGCGTACATTGCAGCAAGCGATTGACCAGAAGCAGCGCCAAGCAACTCAAGACGCGCAAGCAGCAGAAGATCGTGCATTTAGGCTAAGTGACGCAGAGTGGGAGCGTAATCACCGTACCCAGAATGTATTCGAGAGTGTTAAAGTACCCGTCTATGGTAAGGATGGTACTCTTCTAGGATATAAATCAGAACAACGACAGGTCACTGAACACTGGAACCCTGAGACTCAGGAGTGGGAACGTAGACAGGCAACCCCATCTGCTGGTGGTGGGTCAGACCTTGGACAAGAAGTTATCTTGATGCAAAATGCGTTGAATAAGAAGTTTGGTTTACCGGAGACACCTGTGGATGTGGAGCGGCTTGACCCCTTAACAGGTAAGCCTGTACGCACTGTTGAGGAGTCTGAGCAAATAGTTGGCACGGACGCTGGGAAACCACATGGGCCATTAGCTTCTCTACCTCCAAAGTTACTGTCAAAGATGATTGTGAAGTATAGTGATTACTCAAAGAAAATGGCGGCAGCACATAAGAAGCCAATGCCAATGAAAGAATGGATATTACAACAGCTTGCAGCAGCCAAAGCCAAATAATCTGAGAAGGAAGTAGAATGTCTGATTACGTTACAATCAAACACCCTGTAATGGGGGATGTACAGCTCCGTAAAGATTTAGTAGGGACGCTCACGCCTGTACAGTTTAACCGCTTGGTTGTTGAGCAAGCAGCTAAGTATGTTAAAGAGAATGACATCGATATTGATCCATTCGCTACTCACTTTGTGAATGAAGTAACATCTACAATGAGAGGCATACAGGAACTTACAGGGATGGGTGAGTTCTCTGAGGATAATCGTGACAAGCAACGTACTACTTCCATGCTGCGTGACTTCAAGGCAGAAGTAGCATTGTCTTCTGATCCTGTGTGGGGCTACACTGGTCTTGTTACTGGTGCTATTCTTGATCCTGTCACGTTGCCTTTAGCGTTCACAAAGTTATTAAAGCTAGGTCGCATTGCAGATATGGCAGTGGGTGGCATGGCCTCTGGTGCTGTGGGTGGCGTACTATCCCCTATACGTGAAGAATATGGCGAGAGTAGGCAGCAACATCTAATGTATGGTGCTGCTTTTGGTGCTGCTCTGGGTACTGGATTAGGTGTTCTCTTCCGTAAGTGGGGTGTTGATAACGCTGCAGATGCACAGAAGCTATACAATGAGGCATCAGACAGTGTTAAGAAACAGATGGAGGCAGATGCTACTAATCTATCAGAGAATCCTGACTTCAAGAGTGCTGCTGAGAAAGCTAAACATGAGAAGTCTGAGGAACAATCTTTATTAAATACTAAGGAGGAAGTAACTCCTCAGAAGGTAGCTGAAGAACAGGCAAAGGTTGCACAACGTAAGTATGTAAATGAACAACTGGATGCTGAGAAGAAGCAAGCTGACACTAACATTCAGAATGAAGCGCAGAAGATGCGTGATGAAGCTGAAACACTGCCTGATCTTGGTACACGTAAAGCTAATGATGGTCAGGTGCGCTCCCTTGAGAAACAACTAGGACAACTTGACGAGCAGATTGCTGGTTTAAAGCGAGCAAAGCAGGCGACTAAGGCGAACAAGAAAGCCACAGGTAAAACTAATCGTCGTAGAGCTAAAGCTATTGATGAACGTATACAAGCTACTGAGATACATAAGGCAGACGTAGAAGCATCCCTTGAACCAATGCGTCAACGTCAGAGAGACTACCGCGCACTAGAAACTACACGTAAGGACATTGAAGCATACGATGCTACAGGTGAGTTACCAGCTCGCCTTAAAGATTTAACATTCAATGATCCTCGTGTGACTAGACAAGAGGCTCCATTCAAGGAACCAGCTCGTCCTGACGTACCGCAAGGTGCTATTGATCCATTAACTCAAGGTGGTCAGGGGCCATTTGCTGTGTCTCCTACAAGGCAGAGTGTGCAAGCAGCTAATGTAACACCTCCTGTAGCTCCTGTGCTGCCGCCTAAGACGCCTACGCAATCTCCTGCACCTACACCTACCCCTACTGCTAGCGCCTCTCCTACGCCTGCTGCTGGGCTTCCTACGCAGACGCCTCGTCAAAAGCCTCAAGGTAAGGTTGCTCAGACCCTTGACTACTACTTAGGATCATTGTCTACTAGATTACGTGAGCGTTTTCCTACGATATACCTACGCCTACAGAAATATGAAACACATATTCAACAGGTAGGGCAACGCAGGATAAGAGAGTCCGAGCCTTTCTTTAAGGAACTGAAACAACTACCACCTAACCTTAAACAAGCTGTTGAGTTAGCGTTAATGAATGGTCGCTTTGATATAGTGAATGAACTCCTGCCTCCTCATATGCTTAAACATCTGGGTGTTATTCGTAAAGAATTAAAAGCTATCCATGCTGAGTTGAAGAGCAGAGGCATTGATGTAGCACATAGAGACAACTACTTTCCTCGTCGTGTAAAAGACTTGAAAGGTTTACGTGAGGCGCTTGGGCATGAACATGATGGAGCATTCACTAAAGCTATAGAAGAGTTTAAAGTAAAGAATGGTTTGAAAGAGTTAACACCTGACCAAGAAGCTGAGATTATCAACAAGGTGGTGCAAGGTATCTTTAAAGATAAGTCCCGTATAAGCGTAGGCAGTGTAGGTAAGCGGAGTGTGAATGATATTCCCCTTGAGTACATAAAGTTTTATGAAGACCCTGCATCTGCCTTAACACATTACTATCGTACTATGACTGAGCTGACTGCAAAGTATGACTTCTTTGGTAAGAGTGTTGTTAGGAATGTAACCACTGATGCTAATGGCAAGGAAGTGGTTGATGTCTCCGTGCGTAATGATGAGTCTGTTGGTAACATGATAGGTGATGCACTAGTACGGTATGATGCTTCTAATGATGAACAACAAGAGCTTATTCAAATGCTAGGTGCTCGCTTCATTGAAGGTGAGAAGGGTATGCATGCGTTGATGGCAGGGTATCGTGATGTTGGATATGCTACTACTATTGCTAATGTTATGTCTGCTATATTAAACCTTACTGACATAGCTACTAGTGCTGCTCTGCATGGCATTCGCAATACTATCGCATCCATGTTCGGTAAGATGAATGGTAATAAATATAACATGATTCAGATGGGTATAGACCACACCATTGCACATGAGCTACAGGACAACCGCACAACAGCAAAGGCGCTTCAGCGTCTGTTTAAGTGGAGTGGATTTGCAAGTGTTGATATGTACGTTAAGAACACTGCTATAAATGCTGCTATGCGTAAGCATGAAGCACTAGCTAAGACAGAGAAGGGCAGAGCAAAGCTGCGTAAAGAATGGGGTCGTTACTATGAGGGAGATACTGAGGCATTAATAAATGATCTACGTCTAGGCAATGTCACTGAGAATACTAAGCTGTTAGCCTTCAATGAGATCACTGACTTGCAGCCTACTGCTTTAAGTCAACACCCTGAGGCATACCTACGCAACCCTAATTGGCGTATCGTATACACCTTGAAGTCTTTCACATTGAAACAGTTAGATATTGTTCGACGTAAGGTTGTGCAGGAAGCAGCCAAAGGCAACCCTGTCACTGCTGCTAAGAACTTATTCCTACTCTCTACTTTCTTTACTGCTGCTGATATGGGTGTACGGACTGTACAAGATTGGATACAGGGTAAGGATATGAATCCTGAAGACATACCTACACGTGCTATGTGGACTCTATTTGGTGTAGCTGGTATGAACCAGTACGTGTATGAGCGTTACCTTTCTCAAGGTGATTTATATGGAGGCCTTGTAGCCACGCTAGCTCCTCCTAAAGCTGCGTGGGATGGCGTGACCAAAGTGAAGAGGGAAACTATGAAGATGCTGAAGGGTGAGGAATATAACTTTGCAAAGGCTGCACGAGCTGTTCCCATAGCAGGGCCATTAATTTATAGCCTGTATGGTGGCGGTGCAGCACTTCACAATGAACGACTAGCCAAGGAAGACTAGTCGGTTTCTTTGTTTACTTCTTTGTCCTCCTCATGACCAAATACTAACGTCACAGGCTTGCCTGTTTTATCTAGCTCTATCATTGCTGAGTGTATTATTTCATAAATCTTTGTGTCATACTCCACTAAATGTTTAGATACCCTCCACTCTTCATAAAGTGCAGGAAGAAAAAACAACACGACTGACAAGAATATTGCCAGCCCTGCTGCGATCCATATTATCTGACCAAGTAACTCTAAGATATCCATTATAAATTAATCCTCATCATACCAACGCATGAGTTGCCCAATGGTCAAGAGAGTGACCCCAGATAGGATCAACCACTCTTGAATGGTTATGTCTAAGAACATTCTTTCTGCCCTGTCTCAAAATTAATATAACAAGCCTCTGCCTCCTTGTCTTTAGGCTCTTCTTTTATATTAAGTATACCATATCGTTTACCTCCTGAGTTAAATGTGGTACACCCTTTACATCCCATTTCCCAAGCATTCATGTAGATAGCTTTGAAGTCCTCCCATGCCATTTCAGGAGAGCAGTTGATGGTCTTACTCACAGCACTATCTACATACTTAGTTGATAATGCTAAGACAGCAAGATGCTCATCAGCAGTACACTCGTTAGCAGTCCTGCCTTTAACACCCCAAGTATGGTATGCATAGTCCATGACTTCTTCGATGATAGGCCCATCTTCTGTCTGAATAGTACGATCGTAGCTATGACTAAATACAGGCTCAATCCCACCACTGACGTTATCAGCAGTAAGAGAGATAGTACCTGTAGGAGCAAAGCTAAGAAGATGGCTGTTGCGTATACCATACTTGCGTATACCAGCCCGAACAGTCTTAGGTAAACCTTTAATGAACTCTCCTTTAAGGTACTCAGGCGAGTAAGCAGGGAAGCAACCTTTTTCTTTAGCCAACATAACAGAAGCACGATAGGTTTCATCACGTAGGATTCTAAAGATATCTTCAGCCACTCCCAAAAACTTCTCGCTACCATACGGGAACCCCAAAGCCTCAATTGCATTAGCTAAACCAGTAACGCCTAGTCCCATTCTTCGTTTTGCCTGACTCTCTGCTGCTTGTTCCTCTAAAGGGAACACAGTGTTATCGTGAATGTTATCCATTGCTCTTGTGACAATAGGTATATCCTGCATAAGCTGTGCAAAGTTAAAGCTCCTAGTACCCTCATCATCAAAGTCAACGTACTTAACTAGGTTATAAGAGCCTAGTAGACACGCCCCATTAGCTGGTAAAGGCTGTTCGCCACATGGGTTAGTAGCCTCTATAGTCTCACAGTAATGTAAGTTATTACTATCATTAATACGATCAATAAATAAAATTCCCGGCTCTGCCCAATCCCATGTAGAGCGCATGATCATTTCCCACAAGGCAGGAGCAAACACTTGCTTGTATACAGTACCCTCAAAGATAAGATCAAACATTTTCTTATCACGTACACATTCCATGAACTTGTTTGTTACACCAACAGATATATTAAAGGCAGTTAGCTCTGTGGAGTTCTGTTTAGCATGGATAAACTCCTCGATGTCAGGATGGTCAACACGCAACACACCCATCTGCGCACCGCGTCTATGTCCTGCACTACTCACTGTCTTACACAGACTGTCATAGATACGCATGAAGCTAATCGGGCCAGAAGCCTGACTACCTAGTGAGGCAATGAGAGTACCTTTAGGACGCAAGCGAGAGAAGTCATAACCAATACCTCCTCCTTTACGCATAGTACGTCCTGCCTCTTTAGCTATATCCATTATACTATCAAAGCTATCTTCAATAGGTGAGGACACAAAGCAGTTAAAAGCTGTAGTCTGATTCGGGGAACCAATAGCTAACTGTGTTCTGCCTCCACCCATGAAGCGTTGCTCAAGTAGGATGCTGCGTAACTCATAGAAATGTTTCTCACTGTCTGCGAGAGTGGATGCAAATCTATTCTGTGCTTCTTTAAAACTCTCGCCCTCACTGCGATACTTTGTTGCGTGTACCTCTTGGCTTAGTCGTGTCTTCGGCCCTTCCATTATTATTCCTCCATGTATTCTAGTAGCATGTCGATGCAGTGACGTGCCTTGTGTAAGTCTTCGATAGCAGTTCCCTTGTCAGGGTAACGAGTAATATATTTAATAGCTGTGTGTTGTAGAGCATTTAGTTTATTGCGCATTGAATACTCCATAGGCTGTATACCAAGCTTAGTGTAGTGATCGCCTCCTACCTGAGTCTCCAGTGCAGCTAAGTTAATTGTAGGTTCCTGCTTCTCCATCTTCTACATCCTCCAGTTGTATTTCTAAGTCAGTAAAGTTATTGATGATTATATCTTCATAACGATCAATAATATCTTCACTCTCCAGTTGCAGTAGTTCAAGAACAAGTGTTTCATCCAACTGCTTTAAGCGTTCTTTCAGCTCTTCCAGTGTTAACGACATAACGTTTCCTCAGATAATTCATAGACACAGGTAGCTCATCAAAGCTTCCCTCATCTACTTCATTCAATACCCACAGTCCTGACCATGAGCCATTGGTCTGTGGATTTAGATACTCTTCTTCATGTTGATAATAGATACCAGCAAATAAACCTGTCATGTTCTTACCATCTGCGCGACGAGCATAAGCTATGTCACGATCTTGTACATGTCCCATGACACAGCTCATGAACTTCTTCTGTAACATCAACTTAGCTGAGGACACAGGGCGCCCCATGACTCCTGAAGTAAAGTAGTGGCTGTAACATACCCCATCAATAACTACAGGTACTAAGAAGTCATACACTTCCCAACCATTCTCCTTTAGCTGGAAGTCAGCATGGCTAATGAGTCCCTCTAGTTTAGGATCATTCTGAATAACACGTTCAATACGATGCTCATGGTTGCCTAGCAGAAAAACAAAGCGAGGATTCCACTGCTTCTTTTTATTACGAACTAAGCGATCTTGTTCTTCCAAGATAGGAGCCATGAACTTCTTCATTCCTGTTATACCAGCTTCTATATCTCTGGTATATCGTCGCCCCTCAAAGCTTTTCTTACCAACATCATAACTACTCAAGCTAGGCATATCCCAATGATCACCAAGATGAATGATAACATCAGGTTTCATTTCAACTGCATAATGACCAGCCCATTCTAAATGAGATAAATCCTCATCAGGTTTAACCTGTGTATCAGGTATAATTAAATGTCTCATTTCTTCTTCCTCCGTTTACGTTCATCATTAGTCTTAACGTGATGACACTCCCAGCATAAGACTTGATAACCATCTTCTTCTAAGAACATGCGTTCTATATAAGTATTCCAATCTACAAACCCTGTATCGGGACATACGACAGGATCAATGTGATCAACAGCAGCATTGTTTCGTCTGCGTTTCTGTCCCTCAAGTGGAGGCAGAGTTGCTGCCCCTACCTTACCACAATGAGAACACTCATACTTTCCTGTACTTACTCTGGCAGATTTCTTAACGTCTGCCTTGACTCCCCATTTACTATGCGCCCCACGTAAAGCAGAGACTATGAAGGACTTGTATCTAGCTTCTGTCCATCGTCCGTTGTTACGGGTCTTGGTGGTTGCCATATCTCATCATCCTGTCTGCGTAAGTATAAGAGTATACCGTTCTCAATAGCTCTCTCCTCACTGCCTAGTTTATCTACACAAGTGTTGAACATTTCTATCTCAGTCTTATCTTCAAGTAACTTCTTAGCCTTGACAGGGCCAATGCCTCTAACTCCTATGATGTTATCCGCACTGTCACCTGTCAGGAATTGAACATAGAAATTAAAGACACCCTCATCTGCCTCAACATAATACTTATCTTTCTTAACAAAGTTATAGTGCCAACCTTGCACCTGATCAAAGTCCTTGTCAAGAGATACGATGATAGATGTATCACCAGCTTGTGTAGCACGTATTGCTATACGATCGTCTGTCTCCTCCCCTTGTGTTACAATTGCTCCATGCTTAGAAACCAAATAATCTCTAAGCATGGGTAAGTGGTAAGGTTTCCTGTTCTTCTTACGATTACCTTTATACTCTGCTGTAACAGCATAGTCGTGACGGAAGTTACCTTTACCTGTTAAGTAAAGTTCAACCGCATGATCATCATCATCTGAAGCCATTACTAAATCTTCAATGATGTTGGTGAGGAAGTTACTCATAGTCTTACGAGCAACCCCCTCACTCTCATTTTCACAGGCAAAACCTATACGATAACATAGTATGTCTGCGTCAATGAGTAGTATCATAGGCTAGGGATATCATCGTAGTCAGCGTCAGCAGATTCAAACCGAACCAGTTCATTGACACGTGCTTTACTAATACCTAAAGCTACACCTGACTTACCTCTAAAGTTATAGTCATAAGGGCGTACAATAAACGTACACTTAGAACCATTACCTACTGGGTCTGTCATCTTGAAGCCATCGGCATCGTCAACACGAGGCGCATACTTCACTGCCTTGGCAGTTACAAAGTAGCCACGGTCATCGCCTTTGTTCTTAACATTGATGCCCATACTTTCAAGGCGATCTACTTGGGCCTCAGACAGCTCACTAATATCTACCTGATACTTATCAGACATTTCATTCTTTTCTAGGAATGAGAACCAGTATGCTGTGCCTTCTATCTTTAATGTGTCGTGATTTTGCATGGATTTTTCCTTAGTTTAATTTAAACATTAAGTTGCACTAGACCTTGTTGCAGTTTCCTAGTGCGTTTCTGCCCAGTTGTTACCGATCCTATATTCACCGTCCAATGGGCAATTCATATTAAAGTATTCACCAGCTTCAATGATGGCTTGTACTCCTAACTTACCTACAAGATTCGCATGTTCGGATGTGGTTTCAATCTGCCACTCATCATGAACATTGGCTACGAACTTGTACCAAATGTTATTCTCTTTCAACAATCGATCAAGAATAACTAGGGCTTGCTTCATTACGATAGCCCCTGCTGACTGCAAGAGAAAATTCAAAGCTGAATGTTCTGACTCAACTCTTAATCTCCTGCCATCCAACCCCTGTATAGTACCATGTTTCCGCATGGCTGTCAACACTTTATTTTTTAATTTAGCATAGGCTGGTAAGTTCCTCATGAACTGATCAACCAACTGCTTGCCTCGTCTGGGTGAGCCTCCTGCTATCTCACCTATCTTAGCCACACCACCACCATAGATTAGGGCGTAGATAAAAGTTTTTGCTTGGGCACGTGACGCGAGTCCTGCCATGTTCTGATTATAAGTATGTATATCTCCTTCTAGTAGTTGCTTAGTGTAATCACTATCGTTCATGTAATGGGCAAGCATTCTCAATTCTAAACCAGATGCGTCTATACCAGTGAGAACATTACCCTCCTCGACAATCCAACAGGCCCGTAGGTCAGTGCTATATGTACAGTCCTCACCCCACAGCAGCTCGCCTGTTACCTTGTCAGCCTTAGCAGCAGGGCATTGTGCCATGTTAGGGCTTTGATGCGTCATACGTCCAGAGACAGCACCATTAGTTATCACCTTACCATGTACTCTACCATTATCTGCCACTGCATTAACCCAGTTGTCCACCTGTCCTACACGTTTCTGTAGTGTAAGATATTCAACTATCAAACGTGCTTCAGGTAGATTGATACCAGCTAAGGTTTTCTCATTGACAATGATATTACCTTTCTCAGTCTTATCCTTGAACACTATTCCTTTCTCTTGGAGTCGCTGGGCAATTTGCTTCCTACTACCAAGGTTGAACACTGTGACTTTATCTTTAAGTCTCTTGCCTGTTTTCTCTGATACCCTCTCCTCCACCTTTGGTGGAAAGATTTGTTGAACTGTTCTTTCAATCTCATTCATTCTCCCCATCAACTCAGTCAGTAACTTACTGGCTCTCGCTTGGTCTAACTTGAATCCATTACGTTCCTGTTGTGCTAGTATGACTGCCACATTATGCTCCAGCTCAATGCTGTAGTCACTGAAGCCAGCCTCACCCAGCAGCTGCGTAAGGTGGGTGTCTAACTTCTGTGTTATCTCCACATCCACCTTACAATACTTCTTCATACTATCTGTAAGACCGCCATCGTAATCAGTAAAGTCCAGCTTAGGATAACCCAACCTATCTCCCCACGCTGCCAGTGAATGACCACCGAGTAACCGAGGATGATACAAGCGAGATAGTAAAAGTGTATCCCGTAGTTTGACAGTAGGTATGTCAACATGCCATAGCTCCTTAATCTTAGGTGCGTCGAATGAGATAATGTTGTGTCCTACAACACTGCTCGTACTCTTTAAATGCTGATCTAATTGCATTGGATTCACTAGCACTCGCGGTGCTTTGTCTACTGTACTCTGCACACCACAACACCAAATGTGATCCATTGCTGATGTTGTTTCGATATCTAAAGTTAGCTGCATTTTCCTGTACTCCTAATATATAATTACCTATTCTACTCATATCTCCTCCTCATCTTTCTCAGACATTCTACCAGTAGTGTGGCTATAAAGCAACTCATTAGCCTTGCCTGTTGTGCCACAGAAACGATTCTTTAGTACACGTACATGTGTCGTGTTCCTTGTTTCTTCTTCCTCAGCTTGACCATTCCTTTCGAGACCAAGCACCATGTCACTCAGTTGTGCAATGGAGGCAGAGCCACGCAGTTGTGACAGGCTAGTCGCTGCCCCTTCCTCATGTCCTTTGTTATCAGGACGTTTAAGATGGGACACTACGAACAGGGCAATGCCTGTCTCCTGTACCAGCATACGCAGCTTGGTCATTATCTCATCCAGTGCCTTACGCTCATCACCATTGGCCTGAGCTGACACCACAATGGACACGTGGTCGAGTACAATATACTTGCAGCCTAACCCTTTAGCCATATAACGCACGCGGCTAACAATATTATCGACACCAGTAGAACCGAAGTGATCGAATAAGAACACACGATCAGTGCCTAGTGTTTTCTCAAACGCTTCTATCCTTTCCTCGTCTGTCGCCTCAGTGTCAGGCAAGTGCAAGGGCTTGTTAGCTGCCAGACTCATAAGAGACAGCGCACTTTTCTTAATACTTTCTTCAAGGAAAAGGATACCAACATTATCTTCAGTCTTACAGATGATTTGCCAGATAATCTCTCGCATGAACTGGCTCTTACCTAATCCAGATCCAGCGGTAACTGTAACCAGCTCTCCGAATCGGATACCATACGTGAGTTTGTTGAGCCCGTCGAAAGGGTACAAGCAATCAGCTGGTGCAATAGGTTTGTTAACTTCATCCCACAAACTTGAGCCAGCAATAATTCCATCGGGAACAAATCTCTCTGATGCCCACCAACGATCAATGAATTCTTTCGTGTGATTAAATTTGAGATAATCATTAGCGTCCTTCTCATCCTTTGTATGTTTGTAAACTTTTGTCTTGCCGCCGAATAGCTCGGCAACTTGGTTCGATGCTTTTTTACCAGCATCATCTGCATCAAAACA